AACGAGCGGCACATGTGAAATGAGCCCTACGGCTCGGTTGTGACCGACCAAATCCTGCAAAGTCTCAAGCACCTGCTCCAGGGTGCCGGCGTCGCCATCGGCATCGAGGCTCCCGAACCCCTCGTCGATGAAGATGGTGTCCAGACGGACATTGCCGCGCGTGCTTTCCACCACGTCGGAGAGCCCCAGGGCGAGCGCAAGGGCGGCTATGAACGTCTCGCCGCCGGAAAGGGTGGATGGCGGTCGCGCGCGTCCGGTGTTGGCATCGTCGATGGAGATATCGAGACCGCGTTGGGCGTTGCCGCGACCTTCGGTTTCACGGACGAACATGTAACGGTTCCGGGTCATTGGGCCGAGACGCAGATTTGCCGCCTCGAGCACGTGGTCGAACATCGAAGCGATGGCGAATGTCTCGAGGTTCATCTTCATGTCGTTGCGGCCGGTGAAGGCATCTGCAAGCTCACGCAACGGCGCGGTCTCCTGTTCGAGCCTGTCAAGGCGGGAGATCTCTACAGCGAGTTCGGCCGTTAGCTTTTCCAGGTGCAGAACGCGGGCATTCGTGCTGGCCGCAAGGTCGTTGGCGGAAGCAAGGGCCAACTCGGCCGCTTCCTTGGCGTCCTTCAAAGTCTTGATGTCGGGTCGATCGGCGTTCTCGACCGCGCGGGCCGCCTTCTGCAACCGCTCGTCTGCCCTGATGTGCCGTTCCTGGTGATCTGCGATCTTCCTCTCGATGTCAGTGATGAGAGGGATGTCGGCTTTGCTTGAGCGATAGTCGTCGTTTGTGAGCCCTGCTTCGGAAAGGCGCTCCGCGAAGCTTGCGTGCGCCGCCTTCAATTGCGTCTCGGCGAGGGCCTTGTTGTTGGCTGCATGTTGGGTTGCGCTGCGGGCCTTAATCAGCGCATTGTTGGTGTCGCGCTCATGCTTGCGCGCGCCTTCGACCGCGGCGACAAACTCTCCGATCTTTCTCGCAAGCGCGGCCTGCTTTTCGGAAAGACGCTTCTGGTCGCGCAGTTCAAGAGGCACCGACTGGAGGGCCGCCTCCAAAGATTGGCGCGCCAGAGCAGCAGCCGTGTTTGAGGACTGCGCCGCACTCTCATTGGTCTGGTAAGTTGAAAGTGCGGTCGCGACAACCGCGTCGAGCTCGAGCCGCTGCGCATCGAGCGCGTCGAGATCAACGTCGGGTCCAATCGCTTGCAGCGCGCTGACGATGCCGGCAAGCTCGGTGTCGAGCATGTCGGACACACGCGCTGGAATCGCGATATCTCTGTGCTCCGCTTCGCGCGCAACGAGCGTTTCACGGGCGGCCGTCGCCAGTGTGCGGGCTTCATCACAGCGTTTACGTGCACCCTCAAACGCCGTCTTCTCGCGCTGATAGGTCTCGGCAACAGCGCCGGCTTGCGGTACTCCGTGTGCCGGGGAGGGATGCTTGCGCGATCCGCAGGCAGGGCACGGTTCGCCGTCCGCGAGATGAGCGGCAACGTGGAGCGCGTGGTTTTTAAGGAGAGCGGCCTCTGCCTCACTGAAAGCGGCTTCGCTGTCCCCGAGTTGCTCAACGGCCGCAGCGGCCTGCGAATCCAAGCGATCGAGCGCCTGTCTATCGTTAGCGAGTTGAGACCGGCTGCGCTCATAGCTCCTGGCTGACTGGAGCGCAAGGCTCGTCTCGGCCTGTTGTGTACGCAGCGCGGCACGGCGGACGGCGGCCGTGCGTGCACTTTCGAGTTGCTGAACGAGAGATTCGAGAGCGCGGGCGCCGTCGCCATGTTGCAATTTTGATTGATTGGACCGCTGTTTGTCAGCGAGCGCCGTCGCTATGGCCTTGGACGCAGCCTCTTGCAGCACAGTTGATGCCTCGAGCCGCTTTGCATGGGAATCGCAGTTTTGGACGTCTACCTTGTCGCTCTCGTGCGCGGCGGCCTTTGCCGTGAGCGTCCCGAGACGTTCGGTCGCCGTCCGCGCTTCGGATTCCGCCTCTTCTTGGAATTGTGCCGCGGCAGTTGCCAGCAGCGTCATGTCGTCCACGGCCTTGCGAGCAGCGCCGACTGAGAGCTCCACATCCGAAAGGAGCTGCGCCGCCCGCGCCCGAGAAACACGATGCCGATGACCAGCTATTGTCTCGCCTTCGGCGGCCACAGCCTGCAAAGCTTTGTCGGCTTCCACGTGCTCGGTGAACGCCTGATCGGTGAGCGCCGCGGTCTGATAGGCCTGAGTCGTACCATCGACCCTCGTCTTTGCTGCGGCTGCGGCTTCGCGGTGTAGAATGAGATCCGATTGCGCGATGCCGATGCCGGCCGCGAGTTCGTCGCGTGTCGAAAAGCCCTCTGCCGACAGTCGCCTGCCGCAAACCTCGCGCGCTGTCTTGACCTGAGCTTCGGCGCTATCGGCGTTTGTCTTCACCTGTTCGGCGAGGCGGCGGTAGAGCGAGACGTCGAAGAGATCGCGCAGGATCCTCACGCGTTCCTGCGTGTTGACCGCGAGGAACTTCTCGAATTGGCCTTGCGGCAGCAAAACGATTTGCCGGAATTGAGCGGGCCCATATCCAAGAAGACCGATGATCTGTTTGTTGACTACATCAAGCTTGCCTTCGGCGACGACCTTGCCGGGAAGTGTATCGCAGACGGTTGCGAGATCGAGCCCGGTGACGTCGAACAGCGTAGCCTTGTGGCCCTCCCTGGTTTCTCCGCCACCGCGCTTTGCGGGTCGCATCTGCTCGGGGTTCCTCACAATCCTGAAGACACGCCCATCGGCTTCGAAGATGAACTCGACCTCGGTCTTGCGTGTCGGTTCGGCATGATCGGAGCGCAGCGTCGACGCGTGCTGCTCGGCCTTCGCGGCCTCGCCGAACAGCGCGAACGTCATGGCGCTGAAGATCGTGGATTTGCCGGCCCCGGTCGGCCCGTAGATGCCGAAGAGGCGGCTCTCCAGGGCAGCGCTGAAGTCAATCACCTGGCGGCCGGGATAGGGTCCCACGGCATCGAGGGTCAAGCGCAACGGTTTCATGCAGCAGCCTCCGCGGAAGCGTCGATGCCGGCGAGGTACGATGCGACGATTCCGGCCTCGGCTTCCGACGGTGCTGTGCCGCGAATATGCGTCATGAACTCGCTGACAACCTGCGCCGGAGCGCTCGCGGCCGTCGGGCCAGCGGGCCTTTCTTGTCGTTCAGCAACAAGCAAATCGCGCTCATACGCCAGTGCGCAAGCGTTGGGAAAGCGCTCCCGGATCCGCTTCATGGGTTCCACCAGGCGGATGGGATCGGTCAGGATTGGCCGAATGAAATCGTCGGATGCCGGCTGTGCCAGGATCTCCGCGAGCGTGCCGCGGAGTGTGCGGACGCGACGTGATGGCGTAATTGGAATGAGCTCAATGTGAGTGTGTCCGTCTGGGCCAAGGTCCACCAGCGACAGCGACTTGACGCAGGTTTCTTCCGCAAAAGTGAACGCCAAGGGTGCGCCAGAGTAGCGGATGTGGTCCGCGCCGACCGCCTGTGGCTTATGCAGATGTCCGAGCGCCACGTAATGCGCAACATAAAATACGTCAGCGGACACGGTTTCAATGCCGCCTACGAGGCGGGTGAGCGGCCGCTCGCAACCACTACCGTCGCCGCCCTGCACGAATACGTGGGCCGCCACGACCCATCGCGCGCCGCTCGGGACATGGCCACGAGCTGAGGCAAGCTGCGCGCGGACGACGTCCTCCGGTGACTTGATCTCGGGATTGGCGAAAATTTCGCGCGCGGCGAACTCGTAGCCGAAAGGTATGGCCGAGATCGCGACAGCGCCGTGCGCATCCTTGAGGATAAGCGGCAGCTCAGTCGGCGAGAGGGCGCCGCGAACCAGGGAGCGACGCCCATCGGATAGCGTTGCCCAAGCGCCGATGCGGTCGCCCGAGTCGTGATTGCCGCCGATGAGTACGATTGCTGTCTGCGTCTCTGCAGCGACGCGGGCGAGAAATCCGTTGAATTGCCGGATCGCAGCTTCTGGCGGAACTGCACGGTCGAAGATGTCGCCCGCAATAATCAGCACATCAGGGGCATGTGTCGTTATGGCTGCGAACATCTGCTCGAGGGCCACGGCATGGTCCTGCTCAAGCGAGTTGCCTTCGAATTGCCGCCCTAAATGCAAATCGGCCGTATGCAATATCTTCATGGACCCCTCCGTCCCGTGTATATCTAGTTTTTAGATGGACTCGGAGAGTTCGTCAAGCTAGGGTGTCAGGGTATGAGGAAGAACCATTCGACGTCATCGCTGCGGCACGGGGCGCTGGAAAGGCTCCGGTTCATCGATGCGCGCCTCTTTTGGGAAGCGCGCATCAACCGGGCCGATCTGATTGAGATGTTTTCGGTTTCACCTGCTCAGGCGGCCCTCGATTTCAGGGAGTATCTGAAGCTTGCGAGACGTGGCGTCGTCTACGACACGAAGTTGAAAGCTTACGTCGCGGCACCGTCGTTCAAATCGGCGTTCGGCTCTCCCGACGCCGGCAAAGTCCTGGATGATCTGGCGGCCTCCGGGGATTCCTGGATTGCGATTCTCCCAAGGCTCGAGCGCCCGCTCGATCCTCATATTGCGGCACGGGTGCGGCTTGCAGCGCGTAATGCAGAACGGCTTAGCGTCGAGTATCAGTCGTTTACGACGCCGGAGCCTCGGCAGCGATGGATAGCACCGAGCCGCCTCGTGAGCGATGGTGAGAGATGGCATGCGCGGTGCTGGTGCTACGAGCACAACGAGTGGAGGGACTTTGTTCTGGCGAGAATTGCAGCGATCCATGAGTCGGCACCGGCAGACCCGCTGCCACGGGACAACGACTGGGAGGATGCCTACAGAGTCGTGCTGAGGCCTGCAGAAGGGCTGTCCAAAGGACAGAGAGCGACGGTCGTCAGAGAGTACGCGATGAAGGCTGGGCGACTCGTCGTCGCTATCCCAAGAGCTATGCGTCTCTATGCGATCAGACGGTGGGGCATAGATCGGTCTACAACACGCTTGGAGATGGTTGAGGAGACCGATGAAAATGGTCCCGGTAATCGCGGCAAATGAGTTTTTCGACTTGAGCCCGTTATGTTTGGGGGGCAAGGGGATCTAGCGTTGCCTCGATTTCGTGAGGGAAGGCTGAAGGACGTAACGAATTCCATATTCCGCCCAGTTCCCCAGAACCGACTGGACTTCACTGCGGAAGCACGCATTGGTGCCCGTGACGGCGGGCACCGATAGGGCTCGACCGGAAACACAGGGCTCGCCTCGCGGAACGCGGGGCCTTGGGTGGTGGCACCGCTGAAAGCGGGCCAGCGCGGAGCGTCAATGGCGTCGCTCCCAAACCCACGGAGCCCCATCATGACCAGTAAAACAATAGACAAATCGACCGTCGCTCGGCAGACCGCGAGCAGCAAGATCGCATCAACGCGCGCTTCTGCCGCCAACGCGATCCCGGCTCGCAAGCGCGCGGCACCTCCAGGACAGCCGACCGTCCAGAGCCCCGTCACCAAACATGCTCAGCTCTTGGAACTGCTGAACCGGCCGGAAGGCGCCAGCATCGAGGACATGATGCAGGCAACGGCGTGGCAGCAGCACAGCGTTCGCGGGTTTCTGGCCGGCACGGTGAAGAAGAAGATGAGCCTCGCGCTCACCTCAACGAAGGCCGAAGGCGATGTTCGCCGATACCGAATCGCGACGCGTCGAGGGCGCTGACATGGCCAAGTCAGCCCTCGATATCGCGGCGGAGATCATCCGGCTCGAGAGACTCCCGCTCGACCATCTGCGCGATGAATGGCGGCGTCTACATCAGACGCCTCCACCCAAACGTTTGAGCCGCGACATCCTCCTTCGCGGGATCACCTATAAGCTCCAGGAAAATGCATTGGGTGGCTTGTCCAAGGCCAATCAACGTAGTCTGCAAAGTTCTGGGTTTGCTGAAACATCGCCGGGCAAAAAACTGCGGCCACGGTCTTCTTTCAAGCCGGGAACACGTCTCGTGCGCGAATGGCACGGGGTCACTCATACGGTTGTCATCCTGACCGACGGCGTCGAATGGCGGGGCCAGCGCTACAGGTCTCTCTCCGTCGTCGCGCGCGAGATCACCGGCGCACATTGGTCCGGGCCGCGGTTCTTCGGCCTCACGGCGGGACGATCCGATGGCTAAGGCAGCGCGTGTCGAGGCCGCACGGATGGTTTTCGCGAAAGTCACGGGCGCCCTTGAGGACGCGGCACTCGTCGCGGCAGAGGGGCAGACCGCCGTTGATCTCGCAGCGGCGCGCCAAACATGCGACCGTCTGCTGGCTCAGATGGAAGCTTTACTTGAGCAATTGCATCGTCTGCGGAGGCGCCACGGATGACCCGCGTCGCCTGCGCCATCTACACCCGTAAATCCTCTGAGGAAGGTCTCGAGAAGGAATTCAACTCGCTAGATGCCCAACGCGAGGCGTGCGAGGCTTTCATCAAAAGCCAGAAGCACGCTGGATGGGTCGCTGTTCCCAACCTCTATGACGATGGCGGGCTGTCTGGCGGAACGATGGAACGCCCCGCGCTGCTGCGGCTGCTCGCTGACATCAAATCTGGCAAGGTTCATATCGTGGTCGTCTACAAGGTCGACCGGTTGACGCGCTCGCTTGCCGACTTCGCCAAGATCGTCGATGTGCTGGACGCGAATGACGCCTCGTTCGTGTCGGTGACGCAGTCGTTCAACACGACGACGTCGATGGGTCGACTCACGCTCAACATGCTGCTCTCGTTCGCGCAATTCGAGCGCGAGATTGCCGGTGAACGGATCCGGGACAAGATCGCCGCGTCAAAGGCCAAGGGCATGTGGATGGGTGGCACGATTCCACTCGGCTACGACGTCAAGGAACGCAAGCTCGTCATCAACGAAGTGGAGGCCAAGTTGGTTCGTCATATCTTTGCACGGTATGCTGAACTCGGCTCGGTGACGTTGCTGCAGGCTGAACTCGATGCTCACGGCCATCGCAGCAAGCGCCGCGAAGGTGCAGGTGGGCTGATCGCCGGCGGCCGTCGGTTCTCGCGAGGGATCCTGTATCTCATTCTTCAAAACCGGCTCTATCGAGGCGAGGTGGAGCACAAAGGCAATGTATATCCCGGTCAGCACGAGGCGATCGTGGAGGCAGAGCTATGGACACTCGTCCAGGAGAAGCTCGCTGCGAGTCGCCGGGACCGCAAGCTCTCAATCGGCGCTGAAGCGCCGAGCCTGCTGTCGGGCCTAATTTTTGACAGCGACGGAAATCGGATGACGCCGACCCACGCCAACAAGCGCGGACGCAGGTACCGCTATTATATCTCCTCATCGATTCTCGACCGCACAAAGTCTGGATCGAACACGATGCGCGTGCCGGCAAGTGAGGTTGATGGTCTCGTCCTCGATCGCTTACGGAGGCTGATGGCATCGCGCGAGGAAATTGCGGCCACGTTCGCATCGCTAGACCTCGAAGCGCGCGAGCTTGATGCTGCTCTGGCGCGGGCCGGTGCGATCAGCAAGGACTGGCGGACCTTGCCACCGCAAGAGTTGCGCGCACTGACTTGTAGCGTCGTCGCCAAGGTGGTGATCACTCTAAATCGAATCGACCTCACGATCGGAGTTAATCAACTCGCACGTGCGCTTGGCGCGCCGGTCAATGCCGACGACACGACGGGGGCCACAATTCTGTTGTCGATTGCTGCGGAATTGCGCCGAGCAGGTCAGGGCAAGCGCCTTGTCATCGGTGAGCCGTACATGGACGTTGGTAACGCCAGCTTGGTTGACTTCCTGAAGGAAGCGTTTGCCACTCGGCAGAAAGTCTTGGCGGACACGAGTGAGACGCTGAACGAGATCACGGCGAGAACGACGAAGAGCAAAGGACGAATGACGGCGCTCATGCGCGTGTCCTATCTTGCGCCCGATATTGTCACCGACATTCTCGCAGGACGTCAGCCGCCTGAACTCAGTGTGAAGCGGCTCGTGCGCACGTCACAAAGTCTGCCGCTCGATTGGGGCAGTCAACGCGCCTTTCTGGGCATGAACTGACGAGATCGGTCCCGAAAGTTCGCGAAGAGTTCCGGATCCGCCCGCCCCCGCAGCCGCCATTTGAGACGTATGCCCAAAAGCCTCGCGAAACGGCCGCGACCGTCGTCTCTCATCGGCTATGATGCGATGTTGGGCGCGCTAAGCCGCGGACATGTCCGAGTAATTCTGGCGCACACAGAAAAATAAAAAACGCAGCGATTTCAACAAGTTAGCTGGCTGTGGAGGCAGTCTGGCGCGAACGCGTCTCGGCAAACTAGGCCGAAGAACAGGGACTTTTGGCTCATTTTGGCGTCGCTAGGGCTCGTTGACCGCCGTTTTTGGGCGATAAACCGGCCATTAGGTCACCAGTTCCCTGAAATCAGAACAGGGAACTTTTCAATACGTAGCAGGCATAAGTCTGACCTGATCAGCGACTTATTCAAATCGAACAGGCGGCCAAAACGTGAGTTATTTTCGTGATGGCTATTGGACGTGACGTACTCTCTGAAAGCTCTTGGCGCCCAGAGCGTAGCCGCTAGGGACACGAGTGGGCGAAATTAACCTCAACACTTATTCTTACTCCGCCTCTAGGCTGGAGACCTTGATCTCAATAGCTGCTGGGTGCATTTTACACGTGCCAACGCTCCACGCGTGTGAGCTCGACGGTGCGGCATTGTCGTGATGCCGAGTTGAGCGTTGAGAACCAGCGATGCCCCTATGGCTGCGTGGGTCCCCGGCTCGATTGGAGCACGGTCCTGCAGTTGGGACGAAGAGGAAGAAGCGGTTCGATGGCGACAACCTTGTGTCAACGAGGTGTCGCCCGATCGCGTCCGGTTCAATCCGTTCGATGACTTCGGTGACGCCTCCCAAAGCGGGACGTCGCTATGCCTGTATTCAAAATCGAGCATCACGCGCCGAGTGAACTTCGTTCCTACGACCGTAACGCGCGCGTCCATAGCCCAAAGCAAATCGCCGAGATCGCATCGAGCATCAAGGCGTTCGGCTTCAACAATCCGGTCCTCATCGACAAGGCCGGAACCATCATCGCCGGTCATGGTCGCGTTGAAGCCGCGAAGAAGCTCGGGCTCGATGGCGTGCCGTGCTTGCGTCTTGAGCATCTCAGCGACGCCCAGAAGCGCGCCTACATCCTCGCCGACAACAAGCTCGCCGAGAAGGCCGGTTGGGATCGCGAGATCCTCAGAATCGAGCTGCAGCATCTGACGGCACTCGAGCTTGACTTCGACGTTACGATCACCGGCTTCGAGATGGCCGAGATCGACGTGCTGCTCGGCGAAGCTGAGGCGAGAACCGATGCGGCCGATGATGTGCCGCCACTGGCCGACGGACCGGCCGTCACGCGGCTCGGCGACCTCTGGCAGATCGGCGCGCATCGCGTGATCTGCGGCGACGCAACCGACCTCGAAACCTCGGCTCGACTGCTCGATGGCGAGCGCGCGCAGATGGTCTTCACAGACCCGCCCTACAACGTGAAGATCGATGGCCACGTCTCGGGCCTCGGCGCGGTCAAGCACCGCGAGTTCGCGTTTGCGTCTGGCGAGATGTCGCAAGCCGAGTTCACGGCGTTTCTCGAGCGCGTATTCGCCAATCTCGTTGTTCGTGCCGTCGACGGCGCGATCCACTTTGTATGCATGGACTGGCGCCACCTCGGCGAAGTGCTCGCAGCAGGCGGCCGGACCTTCAGCGAACTCAAGAACATCTGCGTCTGGAACAAGACCAACGGCGGCATGGGTTCGCTCTACCGCTCGCAGCACGAGATGGTCTTCGTCTTTAAGAGTGGCTCCGCGCCTCATATCAATAACGTCGAACTCGGCCGTAACGGCCGCTACCGCACGAACGTCTGGACCTATGCAGGCGCCAACACCTTCAGCGCGACGCGTGACGCGGACTTGGCGATGCACCCGACCGTCAAGCCGGTCGCGCTGGTTGCGGACGCCATCCTCGATTGCTCGAAGCGTCGCGGCATCGTGCTTGATGCGTTTGCGGGGTCGGGCACGACACTCGTCGCCGCGGAACGCACGGGCCGCCGCGGCTATGGCGTCGAACTCGATCCCGCATACTGCGACACGATCCTGAAGCGCGTGGGCGGCATCGCTGGCGTCGAGGCGCGCTTGCTGGCGACGGGGCAGACGTTTGCCGAGGTCGCGTCCGAGCGCTTGGGTGGCGCCGCCTTCGTGCATGGTGCGCCTTCGGAGGCCACATCATGAGCGCCGAGGATGACGACAAGGTCGGCTACTGCAAGCCCCCGAAGCACAGTCGGTTCAAGCCAGGTCAGTCGGGTAATCCGCTTGGCCGACCCCGCAAGAGCCGCAGCATCGAAGCTATGATCAAGCGCGAACTCGATCAGACGGTCGTCATCAAGGAAGGTGGCCGGGAGATACGCTTGAGAAAGGTCGAAGCCTTGATCAAGCAACTCGTCAATCGCGCCATCAGCGGCGACCAGAAGCCGATGCAGCTCGTGATCGCGCATCTCGAGAAACACAAGGACATCGAGCCCTTCGCAGCGACGGAAGCGGATGACGCCGAATTGCTGAAAGCGCTCGGGTCGATCAGGACAGGAGACGACAATGACGAAGGCTGAGCAGATCAAGGCACTCTATCGTTCGAATTTTTCGGCATTCTTGAAATTTGCGTTTCGCGAGCTGAACCCCAAGACGGAGTTGGTCGATACCTGGCACATCGACGTGTTGGCCGATCACCTGGAACGGGTCGCCAAAGGCGAGATCACGCGGCTGATCATCAACCTGCCGCCACGCAGCTTAAAGTCGCTGGCGGCTTCAATTGCGCTGCCGGTGTGGATGCACGGGCGCAATCCCGAACTCAAGATCATGTCGATCGCCGGCTCGCGCGAG